AGTCGTTACAGGAGAGCCAGATCGTGAACTGCGGGAGGTAGGTAGTCGCTGCCTGATACAGGGCACGGGCTGTGATCTCCTCACCACCTGTGAGCTGCTTTATCATTTCTTCATCCAGCTTGCCGTACTCGTTGCTCTCGGACATCGTCACGAAACGCTTGCCCTTCAAGCTGGCGAGAGTCGGGGAAGCAGCTTCTGCATCCCGGAGTCGGTCACCCTTGCAGATGATACCAACAGGAGCCACACGGGCATAGTCACCGAGCATGGTTTCGATGGTGTTCAGCATGGTTGACTTGCCGTTGCGGGTAGTCTTACCGTGGAGGATGAACATACATTCCTCATTCGCCATACCCAACAGGGAGTAGCCCAGGGCACGCTGGAGGAAGTCGGCTTTGTCCTTGTCACCCTCGGTGACCTCATCGATGAATTTCTCCCAGCGTTCGCAGCGGATGTCACGGCTGACCGTGTGCCGGAATGCGGTTTGCATCGTGAGGAAGTCATCCCAGCGGGCTTCACGGAAGGAATAGTCCCGCAGATCATAAGTGCCGTTCAGACAGTTGATGAGGTAGGGCTGGGCATCGAACTGGGATGCGGAGATGTGCAGCTCACCCGTGGCATCCTTGAGGATGCGGTCACGCATACGGCGGTCACCCATCTTATTGACAAAAGTCGTGTAGCTTTTCCGAAGGTCATCGTCTGCGATCTCACCACAGTACAAGATCATGAGTCGGACAAAGTCCTTGATCTTCTCCGATACCAGGATCGCACCCTCGTCACGCCGCCACGCTCCAGAGTCGTAGGTGTACCAGCACTTATGCTCTGTGCAGTAGCGAACCTCCTTGTCGTACAGCACGCCGAAAAGGTTTGCCATACCCATTTCGCTCCATTCAAAGCCGGAAGTCGTATCATCGGCTCGTTCCGGGTGGTTTTGCTTAATGAGGAACATCTTGTCGGAGAGATCCTCGCTGAGAATTACCCGCCCGGAGCGAAGCTGGAACAATTCTCGTGATTCGGAATAATCACTCATAGTATCACATCCCTTCGTTTTTGTACGGCTGCTTGAGCCAGTTTAACTGACATTCTTTGCAAATCGCACTACCGTATTCGGTATGGGGTGCGGAGTCACACACCATACCTTCTCCGATAGTACAGTCGATTACTCCAGCGAGTTCTTCATCTGTCATACCACGGATGTGGTCGGCGTTTGTGGGAACCTCGCTTCGGCTGTTGTAGTCGAGGACAGCTACAGTCGCAGTCTGCCGCCAGATTTCGCACCACTTGGCAAGATCGCCCTGTTCAATATGAGCCGCAATTTCAGCGGGATTGATGTCGGCAATCAAGCCGAGTAGTTCATTCATGGGGTTTCCTCCTTAGTTATTCACCATCACGATGATGCACGGTTTCCAGAACGGCTCGTACTCCATCAGGATGTTTTCGATCAACTGATCGAATTCCTTCTCGGATCCATCGAAGTCGGAATGCTGATACTCAACATCCTCCTGGAAGTCATCCCGGTCGAGGTAGCAACGGCAGTCATTGACAGTCTGGGCACAGTCGAGGTATTCACCGACATACGCATGGACATGAGAGCAGCTCATGTAGGAAAAGTCCCCGCCATCGTTGGCATCCTCTCCGGCAAAAACCAGTAGAGGAAGACCGGGGTTGTCGATAATAAGTTGCCGGAGTTCATCCGTAGCGTGAAGCAGTCCCGTGGGCTTGCATTCGTCCAAAGTCATCACTCGTCATCTCCTGTATCATCAGTATCTTTGAAATAGATTCGCTTTTCCGATCTGGTGTCAACGGACTTGAACATACGCTTGGAAGCATAGCTGATCGCCTGTGCCATACCGACCTCACCATCGTGGAGGATGTGGGCGTGACCTCTTGCGTACACCCAAGTCTTATCGCCCTGGGTGGCGATCATAGTCACAATCGCAACATTCTCCTCGATATGTGCTTCAAACCGATAGTCAATCGGCAGAGGGGCGGCTTCAAGCTGGTTCTCTGCGTAGAGTCCACATCTCCCGTCCTCGGTGGTCACAGCGTACATGACGCTCTGCTTGGCGTAGCTGCTCCAGATGTCACTAACCGTGCCAATGATGAGAGATTTCGAGGGGATCTTGACTCGGTCACCGATCTGGAACTTGGTGTTGGAGCTTGTATCTTCGACCATATCGTCTTCACCGATCTCCGTATCGCCCCCCCCCCATCGGGGGGGTCTTCGGTGAGTCTTTCGGATGCGATGGCATCGATACGCCGCAGGATATCCTCCTTCTCTCGCTGGGAGAGTTCGGTCTTGAGCATTGCGTTGACCTTCCAGACGGAAATGCCCATGGATTCTGCGAGTTTGGACTGGCTGACGAGATTGTCAGTCATGTATGTGCGAATATCCGCATTGGCGGTATACTTAGCGGTTGTATACGGCATTTTATAACCTCCTGCCTTTATACCATTTCATTATTTTCAGGGGACTTGCCGATGATGAGATCGCTGTAGGGCAGGCTCTCAATCCAACGGCAGAGGGTGTGCCACTCCTCCAGTTTGTGGTGCTTCCGGCTCTCGTAGATGTTTACCAGCACCTCGTAACTCAGCATGATGGTTCTACGCTGATTGTAGGAGGTGGGCAGCATCTGGATAAGCTGATCCCAATACTTCCGATCCTTAGTGGCAAGGAAAGCGTCCCGGCAAGCATTGAGGTAGTCGATGACGGTGTCCTGGACATACATGGACTTGTCGGTCATCTTATCCCGGCTGAAGTCTTCGGGGACGAAGGGCTTCGCATGGATTTTGTGCATCGTGGAGCAGGAGTTGCAGACGGTTCCGACCTTGTAGGTGTCGAACTCCTTCCACCAGTACAGAGGGGCGTTGATGGTCACCCAGACGGGCATCATCCGGCGATACTTGGCGTGTACAGCACCGCCCGCAGCAAGGCTGGTCATCAGAGCATGATCTGCTTCGCCCAGGAAGAACTCGAAGTCCGCACATTCCAGCGTTTCGGGATCCTCGATATGGGTGATGTAGCTGTCGCTTCTGTCCCAGCTATTCTTAGGGTTACGCATACCCTCGACCACGATGTCCCATTGCTCCGGGGACATGGTTACAGTTCTTAAAATTTCAAGCACGGTTAATCCTCCCGATTATCGTTTTGTGTTTTTCAGTTGTCGGCTCCACTTGGTTTTCATTTCGGCGGGGATAGGTTGCCCCCGGTTCCGTTTGCCTGTCCAATGTGTGCCACCAGATTTACCTTCGCATACGAAGTTGCTGGCTTTTAGGCTTGCTCCGTTTTCGCTTTCGAGTATGTAGGTGATGATTTGGGAATAACCCATCTCCTTCGCAATTCGGCAGCACGCACCGTAAAGCATGGAGCAAGCGTTGCGGGTTCCATCGGTGCAGAGCCTGTTAATTTCACAGGTGAGTCCATCGTCCAGATGCCTTGAAACAGGTCTACCGCATACGGCAACACCGATCATTTTATCCCCATCGAACACTCCGATGGAAAATTTATGACCAACCGTTGCCCGGTGATGTCGATGGAATTGATTTATGAAATCACTCGCTTCGTGGAAAGTGATAGGTCGAATATCCATTCATATCACCTCACCAGTTCGCATTTAGGATCACATCACAATGATCGTATTTCGCAGAAGCGATTATACCGAGAACCATGACACCGTTGTACACATCGGTCTTCTTGACGAACTGATAAATTGCATCTGCTTGTTCATCCGTTAAGACCATGTCTTTTCCATACCAGTCGTTCTCCTCGGTGCGTTCTTCATAAGGCACATAGTATCCGATCCCCTCAAGGACTGGATACCACACCCTACCACCGCTATCAACCTCATCCTCGATGGTGTGCCCGATGACCTCACCACAATGTGGACAGCGGTTGGTTTTTCTCTTAGAGATAGTAAGATCAAGCCCCATTTCGCTTCCTCCGATCAAACATCTGCCGGAACTTCCAGCGGATGACATACCAGATTTGCTCCAGCGTGCCTACTTTACGATACCCCATGATTTCCCTCCTTGCTCAAACGAGCTACGTCCTCATCAGACAGCATCCTGGGCTGGAACCGCCACTTGCGGGCGTTGTCACCGATAAGCTGATGGAGTCGGGCTTCCGCAAGCATCGGGGTGTCTTCACAGATGCCAAACTGGAAACGCTTGGCAACATCGTTCCAGATGCCGAACTTCTTTCCGGGAACTCCCCGGTAGTAGGTGTCACGCTTCATTTCGCTTTCCTCCGACATTTACGCTCATAGCAGTACATCTCCTTGGTGAAGAAGTACGCCAGCAAGGTGGCGATAAAGGTGTCGATGTGACTGGGATGTACCGCACCATCGATGATGTACTCTGCACCGACCCAGGCACAGGAGATGACCACATAAAAGGTGCAGAAAGAAGCGATGAGGGACAGGATCATAATGATTTTCTGTTTAGTCATGGCAATAACCCTTTCATTTTATCGTTTATACCGAGTCACGCTGTTGACGATGGTCTGCAATTCGTTCTTCGGGAGGACGGGATCACAAGCGACCGTGTTGGCGTAAATCAGTTCGTCATAGATTTGCTGTTTGGTATAACCTTGGTTGTGGAGCATACCCGCCAGCGAGGTCAGGCAGATGTTCCGGCAACCGTTTGGGATCCGGGGGTACACGGGACGGAGTTTGATCCGATTACCCTGGGGCAGTTCCCATATCGGGGTGTATATCCTGCTGCCGACAGTCTTGTCGGAGTTCTCCGCTCTGATTTCCGGGAAATACTTCTCCACCACATAGTCAATCGCTTCCTGGTTCTCCACGATGGAGTCGTAGAGAAGTGTATCACCCGTCATGATGAAGAATCGTGCGGTTTGGTAAATCTCAACGCCCTTGAGATTGTTCTTCCCTCTGAAGGGCAAGGTTCCCTTGAGCAGGATATGAAACCCTCGACCGCTCTTGGATTTTTCCGTATAACTCTGGCACTTACCGATGATGTCGGCTGCGATGACGGAGAGGAAACCCTCGTCATCGAAACCAGTATCAATGTCAATGCCGATGATACCGTTATCGTTGAAAACAAATCCGATGTGATCGTAGTAACCTTCTTCCACGCTGGCTACGGCATCCTCGTAGGATGACCATGAAGCGGGGTTCGTAGAGGAAGCAGCTTCATTCCTCATGGCGTTCATGGGAACCTTGCTGTCGTTATGAGCACACACCCATTGATTGAGGGAAGTCAATTCAGCGGGTATGTTCTCATACCGACTCATAACAGAGTTCTCTGCTTGGCGATCTTGCGACTGACCTCGTTGATGAGGTTCCACACCTTATCCTGGTGGATGCGATGAGCCTTGGCGGTCTGATAGATGTTATCAGCCAGGGTATCATTCTGACTGTAAACCTCTACGAGGATCTGCCGTTCCTCATCGGTGCAGTCCTTGAGGACAGATTCGCAAGCGTGCCAGTTGAGCGAGTCAACATCGCTCTTGAACCGGGGCTTGGCAGTATTGCGACAGTAGAAACGCAGACAATGATTGACATATTCTGCGTAGTAGGGTCTTCTACCCATGTTTATGTACCTTCTTTCGTGATCTCGGCGTAGATCTTATCGAAATCAATGCCGGAGTCTTTGAGTTTCTTGGAGCACAGCCAAGGGGTGTCTGTGGCATCCAGTTCGTAGTGAGTATTTAGTTCTTGGAGAACTGGGTAGTAGTCCTTCATAAAATTCCTTATGCCGTTCTCTACCCATCCCAGCCGCCGATGAAGTACCCAGGCAACTACAGCCATTTCCTCTTTTTCGTGCTGGGACGATGCTTGTCTGAGAGCGTCTGCGATCATTTCGTCAAAAGCCTTTTGCTCCTTGGAGTTAAGTTTGACTCGAATAATCCGACCGCCCGATTTGATGAAATCCATAAAATCAGCCCTTTACATATTCGGGGCGATGGATGCTTCGTTCGGGATCGAAACCTTCCGGGTATCGGGCTTTCAGCTTTGCGATGTTGTGCTCAGCGACCTCCTGCAAGGTCACGCCAAGCCCGGTCGCAGCCTGTGCCACATACCACAGGACATCGCCCAGTTCATCGAGCATCTTTTCGGGATCGAAGGTATGTCCCTGGAACTCCACCTTCTTGAGGATGTCGATGCACTCACCAGCTTCACCGTTCAGACCGTAGCAACCGTTGCGAACCTTGTCCCACGGGCTGAGATTGCCGGAGGTACGGTCAGCAGCTACCTGATAATCATTCAGGGTCATTCTCTGCCACCTCCATTTCCAGCACCGTCATGAGGGCGTAGTTCGCAAGGTCGAGCAGCGTGTCACGGATGGACTCATCGTTGACCTTCTGCTCACAGTTGCGGGAAAGAGTCTTGAAGCGATTGAACTTATCACCGAGTCGAATACGAGCCATCGCCATACCCTCCT